TGGGGCATCTCCGACCTCGAAGACGACGTGCTCAAGCTCAACGACTCGATCAACTTCCTGCTCTCGAACCTCCTCAGGATCGTTCGCTATCACGCGCACCCCAAGACGTGGGGGCGAGGGTTCCGCGCCGAGCAGCTCGACCTCTCCGTCGACGAGACTATCATCCTGCCCTCGCCGGAGGCGGAACTCAGGAACCTCGAGATGCAGAGCGATCTCGCGAGTTCGATCCAGCTCTACCTGCGGCTGCGCGAGGCGTTCCACGAGATCGCGCGCGTGCCGGAGATCGCGACGGGCCGCGTCGAAGGCGTGGGCTCGCTGTCGGGCGTCGCGCTCCAGATCCTGTACCAGCCGCTGATCGAGAAGACGGAGACGAAGCGGCGTCTCTATGGCGACCTTCTCGTCGAGTTGAACCGGCGTCTCCTCGCCATCGGGGGGTTCGGCGACGAACTCGTGACGGATCTCCACTGGCCAGAGCTCATCCCGGGCGACCCCGAAGCGGAGGCGCAGACGCTCCTCCTCTGGCAGCAGCTCGGCGTCTCGCAGGACACGATCCTGCGCCGGCTCGGGCTCGACCCGGAACTTGAGCGCGAGAAGGGGCAGTTGTCGGCTACCGACGCGGCGGAGAAGATGCTCGAGGCGCTGCAAGGGGAGGGATGAGGCGTCGAAGAGGGAGGTGCGCGATGGTGGTCGCGGGCCCGTTCCACGCTGGCGTGCATTCGCTCATCACGCACCTCTGGAACCGCGGCATCCCGGTGGTCGCCTGGTACGAAGGGGAGGAAGGTGTCGTCCTGCTGTGCGCGCGTGGCCGCCACGTCGTCGTGTCGCGGGCAGCCCTGGGCGGACGCACCGACCGGCTCGCGCAGTCGATCGCCGAGTGGTGGCCGTACGAGCGCCCGAACGTGCTCGACGCGCCGAGCGCGTCGAGCGCGGTTCCCGAACTCTCTCGGCGTGTGCATCTCTGGTGGCAGTTCCTGCGCTACCTCGTCGAGACGCTGAGGATCCCGCTGTGAGTGCTGACGAGCGCACGCTGACCGATATCGTCGAGGAGTTCCACCGCGACCTCGAGCGGCTCGACCGGAAGGCGATCGAGCGGACGCTCGAGGTCTATCGCCAGGCCTGGATCGCGATCGAGGCGTCCTACCGGGAACTTGAGCGCCGCATCTCCGAGGCGAAGAAGGCGGGGGAACCTGTCTCTCCGGCCTGGCTGTTCCGCGAGGCGCGCTACCAGTCGCTCCTCCGCCAGGTCATCGAGGCTATCGGTGAGGCAGGAGGCACGCTCAAAGGCGAGATGCAGGGCCTCCAGAGCGAGGCGGTGGCACTGGCGGGCGAGCACGCGGCACGGGCAGTCGAGGCACAAGCGCCGGGGATCACGCTCGCACATGACGTCCTCGACCGCGATGCACTCACGGCACTCGCAGCAGCGTTCCAAGACGACTCCCAGCTCGCGAAGTTGCTCGAGAGTCTGGGCCCGGATGCTGGGAAACTCGTCCGCGCTGCGCTTGTCCGCACGGTCGCCACTGGGCAGGGACCGCAGCAGATGGCTCGCGCGCTCCGCCGGGCAGTCGGGATGAACATGACGCGTGCCATGACCATCGTCCGCACCGAGACGATCCGAGCCTACCGGTTCGCGATGTTCCGCACGGTCGACCGGAACCGCGACGTGCTCGAGGGGTGGCGCTGGGTCGCAGCCCTCTCGCCCCGCACCTGCGCGGCTTGCCTCGCCCTGCACGGGCGCGTGTTCCCGGTGGAAAGTCGCCTGCACGACCACCCCAATGGTCGCTGTGCCGTCGTGCCGGTAACGAAGACGTGGCGCGAACTCGGAATCGAGAGACCAGCCGAGACGCGGCCCGAGCCGCCGGATCGCGACACCTGGTTCTGGAAGCTGTCGCGCGAGCAGAGGATCCGCATTGTCGGGCGGACGGCCTACGAGGCCATGCGGCGAGGGAAGCTCGACTGGCGTCAGTTCGCCGACATCGCTGATACGCCGTGGGGGCGGACGGTGCGACGCCGTGCGCTCCGTGAGATCGTCGGCCAGGCACGGTACACGGAGCTTCGTGCGCTCGCGCGGCGAGTCGACGATCGGATGCAGGCCGACGCGCGCTATGCTGCGACACTCGACCGGTGCGACCAGGCCGCAGCGTTCTTGCGGAGTCAAGGGCTCGATGTCTTCGCGCACCACGTGCTCGGGTGGGACGCGGAGGTGCGATTCGCGAGCGGCGAGGACGTCGACTTCTACGCTGCGTATGACCCGCGACGGGCGTCGATCCTCTTTGGCCCACGCTTCGACATCGATGACCCGCGCTCCATCCACATCGTCCTGCACGAGATGCTGCATGCCTACTCGAACAAGCGTGGCCGATCCTACGACTGGGAAGGGCTGGCCTACGAGGAGGCAACGGTCGAGGCCATGACACGCAGGTTGCGAAGGGAGTTCGCACGCTTCGCCGGACTCCCCCTCGAGTGGGACGAGTTCTGCCGCGAGTGGGAGCAGCAGCACCCGTACCACCGGCTGGTCGTGACGCTCGAAGAGATGCGCAAGCTGACCGGGAAAGATGCGGACAGTTTTTACCGCCAACTCCTCGACTTTTCGGCTGGTATTCGGGCGGACCAGATTGCGTGGTGGATGCGTGAAAGGGCAAGGAACCTTTCGCCGAGAACGCAAGAGCGGCTCAAGCGCGAGTTCGAGCGTCTCCATGCGAGTCTCACGGTCGATATACTCGTGATCCAAGCTGGGGGATGACGTGGAGCGTGAGGAGATCCTGCGTGCACTCGCACGCGCGAGGACGGAACGCGAACTTGTCTCGGCCATCCGCCGCGCGCTTGCGTACGCGCAGACGCACCGCGACGAGACCATGCGCCTGGCTGTCGAGCCCTTCATCATGATGGCGCTGGGGATGGGTATCGACACGGCGGAACTGGGCTTGCGCGAGACGCGCGACGACGCGTAAACTGTGAACAGCATGAAGGCGCGACGGTTACCCGTCGCCGGTTCAGCCAGTACGGCACCGGCGGCGGGTTTTCGTTTGCCCGCGGGGGCTGCCATGGCGAAGGTCTCTACCCGACCCTGGAGTGAGATCAGAGAGTCCGACTACGAGGACGCGATCGATTTCTGTGAGGCGTCCCTCATCAACCTCAATGAGGGGCCACGCGACGAGTGGGTGAAGGCGAAGTGCAAGCTCCCGGTGTACGAACCGCGGCAGATGGGCCGGGCGCTCAACCGGAACGGCGTGATTGCAGCTGCGGCCGTCCTCGCTGGCGCTCGCGGTGGCGTCGACGCGCCGCCGGAGGCCAAGCGCCGCGCTGCCCGCAAGTTGCTGCAGCTCTACCGCGAACTCGAGATGGAACCGCCGGAGTCGTTGCGACGCATCGCGGAGGGATAAGCGATGGACGAACGCTTCGAGGGCCAGGTGCCCGACGGCGAGGCGACCCAGGAGGTCGCACCCAAGCAGCCGGAAGCCGCTGAGGCTGCCGCTCCTCACGCCCAGGAGGCCGAGGAGGAGCGTTTCGATGCGGCATACGTGCGGAAGCTGCGCGCGGAGGCTGCGGAATACCGAAAGCGCCTGCGCGAGCTGGAACGGGCGCTGAAGCAGCACGAGGAAGAGAAGCTCTCGGAGACGGAACGCCTGCGGCTTCGGCTCGCAGAGCTCGAGAAGGAGCTCGGCGAGCGCGAGGTTCGGATGCGCGAGCACGCGCTCCGCTACGAGACGATGCTCCGCGCTCGCGAATTCGGGATCGTCGATCCGGAGGCCGCGTATCGTCTGCTCGACCTCGCTGAGGTCGAGTACGACGAGACGGGGCGACCGACGAACCTCGAGCGCCTGTTGCGGGAACTCGTGCGCAAGCGGCCGTACCTCGTCGGTTCGACGGCGTCGGCGACGAACCCGAGCCGCACCACCGTCTCGCTCGAAGAGGTTGTCCGTTCCGGCGATATCGAAGCCATCAACCGCGCCTTCGAGGCCGCGCTCCGCGCAGCAGGAAACCAACGATGACGCGGAGGTGACACATGGCAGGCCCGGGTACGCCACTCCTGAGCGAGCCGACCATCTGGAGTGCGCGGCTCCTGGCGAACCTCGACAAGACGTATGTCTATGTCGCCGCCCTCACGAACCGGAACTACGAGGGCGAAGTCAAGGCTGGCGGTACGGTCAAGGCGTTCTGGGTCAGCGACGTCTCGGTGTCGGACTACACCGGCGGCTGGACGGACGCGGACTGGCAACTCTTGTCCGACAACGAGGTCACGATCCAGATCGACCAGCAGAAGAAGATCCTGGTCAAGGTGCCGGACGTCCGCCAGCAGTTTTCGATCCTGAACCTGATCGAGCAGGCGACGCAGCGTATGGCCGTCGCGATCGGCGACGCGATCGACCAGTACGTCGCTTCGAAGTACGCCGAGGTCGCAGCCTCGAACCTCTACGGCGACGACACGACGCCGATCGTCGTCGGTCTCGGCTCGGGCGAGGTGCGCCCGACCACGGCGCTCGTGCGCCTGCGCGAAGTGCTGGTGAATGCACGAGCCCCGATGACGAGCCCGCGTGTCGTCGTGCCCACCTGGTTCGCGACGATGCTGCAGCTCGAGCTCGGGAATCGCGCGACGCAGCTCGGCGACCAGACGGTCCAGCAGGGCATCGTGCGGCCCGGCTTCATCGGGACGTTCGAGGGGATGCAGATCTACGTCTCGCCGAACGTCCCGAACACTGGCGGGCAGAAGTACAAGGTCATTGCGGGCGACCCGATGATCACGTTCGCGAGCGCTATCGAGAAGGTGGAGACGATGCGTCTCCAGAACGACTTCGCAACCGGCGTGAAGGCGCTCTATGTGTACGGCGCCAAGTTGCCGCGCGGGCAGTACATGGCGCTCGGCACCTTCAACCCGGGTAGCTACGCGTGAGGTGAGTGATGCCCTGGTTCCGGCACCCGGTGAGCGGGCAGGTCTTCGAGGCGGAAGGGGTGTGGGAGGAACTCGCCCGGCGCAACGGCTGCGTGGAGGTTCCTCCCCCGAATGCCACGGTAGACAGTGGGGAGCAGGGACATGAGACCGACGATGACAGCGATCGTGTCCCGAATACGCGATCTCATCGCCGACGGCCCAGCTGACCCAGTGTGGTCAGACGACGACATCGAGCGATTTGCTGACGCGGTAGCAATCGTCGGCGCTCGCGTCCGACTCGAGCCCGTTGGCCAGCTTCCCAGCGCTGTTTGGCGAGCCCCACTCGCACCCTGGGAGCAAGGCGCGCAGCTGTACGACGACATGGGGCACGCCCTCGTGGTGACGGATGACCGCGGCATGAGCGGCGTCTGGCAGCTAGCCGCACCGACGCACGGCCCGGTTTGGGCAGTTGGCAACGTGGTCGATATCCACTTGGTGGCGGCAGACCTGCTCGAGGCATGGGCAGCGCGGGAGAAGGCGTCCTACGACGTCGAAATCGCTGGCGACACGCGCCTGACGCGCTCGCAGAAGGTCACGCATTTGCTAGAGCTGGCCGAGCGCTACCGACGCCAGTGCTGGCCGCTTGTGACGGTCAGCAGGCGCACTGATCTGGCGGGCGGGTGACAATGGTGATCGACGCCCGCGAACAGGCGGCCATCATCGCCGAATTACGGAAGCTGTTCACGCACCTGATCAGCATCGAGCGCGTCACGCGTGCGGTGGGGGACTACGGGGAGCCCCAGGAGGTGTGGACACTAGTCGCCACGTCTCCCGCGCATGTCCAGGTGCGCGGGCCGGCTCGCACGCCGGAGGAGCTGGCATGGTTCGCCGAATCGGTCCGCATTATCGTGCCAGGAACCACTGACGTGCGGCCCGGTGACCGTGTGGTGGTAGAGGGGCGGATCTATGTGGCGCGCACGGTGGCCGAATCTGCATATGGGCTCGCGCGTGTGATTGAGGGCGAAGGGACACGAGAATGAGCAGGGAGACGGTTTGGGAGTTTCTGGTAAAGGTCGTGGTGGCTGTCCCTCTCGCGCTCTGGGGCAACATCCCGAATCTCGGCAAGGCCCTGGTTGTGCTCATGGCCCTCGACTTTTTCGCGGGTTTTCTGCGCGCCGCAATATCCGGGCGGGCACACTCGTCCGCTATGTGGAAGGGGTTACTGAAGAAAGTGCTGGTGCTGCTCGTCATCGGCGCCATGTCCGTCGTGGAGCCAACACTAGGGCTACCCCTATCGGAAGCGGTCGCCGCGTTTTACATCGCGCACGAGGCGTTGTCGATCGTCGAGCACGCAGTGGCGGCTGGGGTTCCAGTCCCGCAGCTCGTGCGCCGAGCCCTGCAGGAGAAGGCCGAGCATGATCAAGGTCAGGGTGAACCTCTTCGAGAATAAGCTGCCCCGGATCGCTGAGGAACTGCGCCCGCGAGCCGGGCGGCTGGTACGCAAGGCGGCGGCTGACATCACGGCGTCGGCCCAGATGCGCGCTCCGGTGGACACGGGATTTCTCAGAAACAGTATTCATTGGACACAAGCCGGCGAGCTGACGGCGATTGTCACTGTGGGTGCGGAGTACGGAATCTACGTCGAGTACGGGACGAGAAAGATGCGTGCCCAGCCCTATCTTGGGCCGGCAGTTGATACGGTGCTGCCGCAGCTACGTGCCGCGATACGGGAGATCGTGCGTGCTTGAGGCGTTGGAGGCTGTCCGCTGGGCTGTGAACGCGCTGCGCAACGATGCGCCGCTGGCCGCGGCCGTCGACGGCCGGGTGCACCTCGAGGCACTGCCCGCGGGAAGCCAGTTACCTGCCGTGGTGGTGTCGCAGTACTCGAGCCGAGACGTGAACACCATTGGTGGGCAGCGGGTACTCGCCGTGGTGCAGCTGCTCGTGAAGGTCATCGGTCGGGCACAGGAGCTACCCACGCTGGCCAGCATCGCCGACCGGGTCGACACGGTGCTGCAGGGGGCGAGTGCGGAGCTGGTGAGTGTCACGGTTCACGGCTGCGTGCGCAGCGAGCAAGTGTTCTACCTCGAGGAGGTGCAGGCTGGAGGTTACGCTCATATCGGTGGGATCTACCAGGTCATCGTCAGAGAGCGGAGGTGAGTCATGCCCAGGGCAACTATCGCACAGCGAGTGCAGATCGGGGTCGAGGCCACCCCGGGCACTGCAGTACCAGCCAACCGGTTGCTGCAGGCTCTGGGGATCGAGAAGTCGATCGAGATCGAGGCCAGCCAGTTCAAGCCGGCTGGTTTCAAGTTCCCGACCATATCGGTCGTCGGCAAGGAGTGGGTGGAGGCTGAACTGTCGGGCACGCCGACGTATACGGAGTTGATTTACCCGTTTTCGTCGATCCTCGGCTACCAGTCTCCTACCCAGGTGAACCCGCCCACCGGCGTTGCATACCAGTGGATTTTCGAGCCGAAAGCTAACGCGCCAGACAGCGTGAGAACTTTCACGGTGGAGCAAGGGGACGGTACCAATAATGAGCGGTTCACCTATGGCCTGGTAACCGAGTTCGGCATGAACATTTCGCGCGAGGAGATCGAGATCGAGGGCACCATGCTCGGCAGACGGCTGGAACAAGTTGCCACGCTCACCAGCAGTCCGAGCACAGTCCGTCTGGAGCCAATTTTGCCGACGCAAGTGTCGGTGTACCTCGATACGAGCCATACAACGCTTGGCACGACCAAGATCCGGCCGATCAGCGTGGAGTGGAAGATCAGCGACCGTTTTTCGCCGCTCTGGGTGCTCGATGCCGACATCGACTCGTTCGCCGCCGTAAACGAGGCCGAGCCGGACACGGAGGTGAACATCCTGATCGAGGCTGACGGTCCAGGGATGTCACTCTTGAACGTCATGCGTACGGGCAGCAAGGCCTTTCTCAGGATTAAAGCCCTCGGGCCGACTATCGAAGGGACAACACGGTACGAGTTCACCATGGACGCCTGCATCGTGGTGGCCGACTCGGCGGAATTTTCGGACGAGGATGGCGCCTACGCTATCCAGTGGGCGTGCTCGCTCGCCTACGACCAGGCCTGGGGAAAGGTGCTACAGATCAAGCTCGTGAACGACGTGAATAGCCTGTGAGGGTGATGTATGGCAGATCTCAAGCGCCTGACGAATAAGGCCCGCGAAGTCGTTGTCGATATCGACGGGGAGGAATTGACTGTCCGCTACGCACCAGGCCGGATTTCCACTGAACAGCTGATCGCCATCGAGGCTGCCGAGGCCAGTGGGCGGCTAGCAGCGGCCGGGCCGGCCTATGCGGAGTTTCTCGCGACCGTCATCGTCGACTGGGATCTCTATGATGGGAAGGCAAAGTACCCACATACCGCTGAGGCACTGCTGCGCCTGCCTATCGGCGTGCTCGGGGCAATCGCGGGTGCTATCACGCGGGACATGGGGGGAAACTCCGCTCCGAAAGCCGGCAGCTCGAGCGATGGCTCGTGACGGAGGGAGCGGTGGGGGAGGCGCCAGCGTGGTACCGGGTTATTCGTGCAGCCCGGTATCTGGGGGTTGCGCCCTGGACACTGCTTGAGCGCGAAGCTGAATGGTACCTCTGGGCACTCGTGGCAGAAGGGGCCGAGGCGAAGGCGGAACGGGCTCGCGCTGAGCGGGGGTGGAAGGGCAGGCGATGGCGACACAGGTGACCAAGCTGCAGGTCATCGTCGACGCCGAGACCGCGGGCGCGGAAAATGCGCTGCGCCGCGTCGCCGGTGCAATCCAGGGACTGATCGAGCTCGGAGGGCGGGTTGCTGGGGCTGTTTCCGCTCCTTTCCAGGGGCTGGCCGACGTTCTGGGCAAGATCGGGCTCGCGGCCATGGGAGTGCAAGCCCTGGCTGGAGCAGTGTCGGGAATAGGGCAGACACTGATCGGGACGAACATCCAGTTCGAGAACACAAGAGCGGCGCTCACCGCCTTCACCGGTTCTGGGGAAGAAGCCGCGAGGCTCCTCGCCGTCATTCGCCAGGAGGCCGCGCAAACCCCATTCGCTTTTAAAGACATGGCACAGGCGGTCACCATGCTCCTACCGGCGTCGAAAGCAGCTGGCCTGGAAATCATGGAGCTGGTGAAACGGGCGGAGCTTCTCGCGGCACTCAACCCCGCCGAGGGTCTGACGGGGGCTGCGTTTGCTTTGCGCGAAGCCCTATCAGGCGATTTCGTGAGCCTCGTCGAGCGCTTCAATCTCCCGAGGCAATACATTAACCAGCTGAAAGAGGAGGGAGTCCCCGCCCTCGAGATCGTCGACCGTGTGCTCCAGCAGATGGGGGTATCGACTGATCTGGTAGCAAACCTAGCGCAGACCGCGTCAGGGCGCTGGTCGACCTTCGTCGACACGCTCGAGATGCTGAAGGCGACAGCCATGGAGGCGTTTTTCCAAAGACTCAGCAGCACCTTCGGGCAGTTCGTCGACTGGCTATCCGCCAATCAGCCCCTACTCGAGGCGTTCGCAGCGACGGTAGGCGAAAAACTCGCGAGTGCGTTCGACCGCGTGTTGACCACCGCCCAGGCGGTGCTGCCTGTGGTCCGGGCTGCGATCGGCGAGTTCATCGCTGGCTTTCAGGGGGCAAACGTCGACAGCTTCGTCGGGCGCCTGGGTGGCGCGCTGGGTGCGTTCGTGGGGTTCCTCACTGGTACGGTGGTTCCAGCGGTCAGCCAGGCGATGGCGCAGTTTTGGTCTGGGTTCCGCACCGGCGAGGGTGAAGGCCTGTTCGCTAGGCTCGGGGCGGCCGGGGCAGCGTTTTTGGGGTGGCTGTCGGGTACTTTTATCCCACAGGTCATGACGGCCATCGAACAGTTCAAGGCGGGCCTCAGGGGTGAGGGAGACGGGTCGTTTTTCGCCAACTTAGGCCAGGGGGTGGCTAACATTGCCACTACGCTCCAGCAGGCCATGCCGGCACTTCGGGAGTTGGGCAACTTCCTAACAGGCACCCTTATCCCGGCACTTCAGCGGCTCGGTGGTGCAGCGGAAGGACCTCTCGGTACCCTCGTGAGCACGATTTCGAGCCAGCTCCCGACTGTGCTACCCATGCTGGCAACTGCGGCAGCGGCATTTACGGGTCTTCAGATAGCTGCGAGCGCGCTCGGTACGGTGGTGAGTCCGGTGATGACGTTCGTTTCCGCTCTGCGCGGAATCGCTGGTGTGACTCCGCTGATCTCCATGATCGTCAGCCTTTTGGGTGGGCCGCTCACCATCGCACTGGCTGCTATCGCGGCAGCGGTGGGAGTTGCGGCTGTCGCGTGGATGCAAAACTGGGGGAATATCCAGCAACATACCCAGACAGCGATTCAGAACATCTCGAGTACGGTGAGCACGATCGGCTCGGTTCTCCAGAGTGCATTTGCGTCCGTCATGCAGGCCGCACAGCCGGTGATCAGTGCGGTTGGTGGGCTGGCCCAGCAGCTGTTTCAGGACTGGGCGCAGTGGCTACAGCAGATCGCGCCCACTGCGCAGGAGGCATTCCAGAACGTCGTGTCGTTCATCAGCACTATCGCTAGCACCATCATGTCCGTGCTGAGCACGGTCGGTAGCGCCATCATGGCATTCGTAAACGCCAACCGCGAGGGCCTAGTGCAGATCGTCCAGGGCGCCTGGCAAGTCATCTCGAGCCTGATCATGGGGGTCAGCGAGATGATCCAGGGTGTGCTTACCGTAATCATCTCGCTACTCGCTGGGGACTGGCGCATGGCATGGGAAGGTGCGAAACAGGTCGTACAAGCCTTCACGACCATGGTGCAGGGGATCCTACAGGGAGCAGTCACTATCATCATCGGGATTTTGAGCGTGCTCGTCAACACAGCGTACCAGATCCTGAGCGAGGGCTGGGAGCGTGCACGTGGTGCTGTGGAGAGCGCGTGGGAGGCCATCAAGACGAAGATCAGCGAGGTGCGCGACCGGGTCATCGAGATCGTCCGCGACATGGTCGAGCAGGTGGTCAGCAAGGCAAGAGAGCTGGTCGACAAGTTCCGCGAGATCGGTAACAAGATCGTCGACGCCCTGGTCAATGCTATCAAAGAGGGCATCTCACGCGTTATCTCTGCCGTGCAGGAACTCGCTTCTAGTGCCATCAGCGCGGCAAAGGACGTGCTGGGAATCAGGTCGCCTAGCCGCGTGTTCGCCGATATCGGAACCCAAGCAGTCCAGGGACTGACCAGTGCGCTCGCAGCCGGTACGACTGCTGTCAGAGAGAGTGTTAGACAGTTACTCTCTCCGGCAGTAGCCACCGCAAGCGAGCTGCTCTACCGTCTAGCCCAGCTCGGTCAGGCGGCATTCCTCGAGGTGTCCCAGTCAACCGACGGACAGCAGGTTTTCGAGCCTGCTACACCGCAGCAGACGCAGAGCCCATTCGGGCCACAGTTCCTGGAGAGCATTAGACTGGGTCTCGAGCAGGCCCGTGCGTTGATTCAAAAGCTGGCACCAGAGACGTTTGCACCATTCCAAGAACAGCTCGGCGGCATCGCGACGGAAGCGAGCCAGGTCGGCCCGAACCTCGGTGTAGCGTTGCAGCAGGGCCTGGCAAGCGCGCAGGCCCAGGTGGCCGCGGCTGCTGCTGCGTTCCGGCAACAGGCGCTCGCTCCCCTGGACGTGAGCCAAATGGCCATGCAGATGATCACCACGCTCTCGATACTCGGGCAAACGCTCCCGGCGCTTGTGGAGCCGATCCGCTACGCACTTGCAGCTCTGGACATTAGTCCTCACGTCGCGAACATGGTGGCCGCATTTACGCAGATCAGTAATGCTATCACCCAGGCACTGAGAACGATCCAAGCGAGCATCAACGCGTTCAACATCGAGGGTGCAATACAGAACCTCGTCAATACACTCAACCAGTTCGGTGCGACGCTGGCGACTGGTTTCCTGGCCCAGATCCGCTTGGCACTGCCGGCACTCGAGCAGGGCTGGAGAGAGGTGGTAAACAGGGGAGTGGATGCCTTCACAGAGTTAGCTCAGAGTATCACTCAGGTCTGCGAGGGTATTATTCAGGTAGTAGAGCACATGGTGGAACGGATCAAGGACTTGATGGGCCAGATGAAATCAGAATTTCTTGACATTGGAGTTGCGCTTGTCGACGGCGTGATACAAGCACTCAGTAACGCGCAGGATGCCATGGTCAGATCCGTCGTCAGTGTGCTGAAAGCGTCCATCGGCGTGGCCAGGGAGACGCTTGGGATCGCCTCGCCGTCCCGCGTGTTCTATGAGATCGGTGAACAGATGATGGCCGGGCTGGCGCTCGGCGTCGAGAGCGGCGCCGAGCGCAGCGTACGGGCGCTGATTTGGGCCGTCGAGCGCATGAAAGAGACTCTCCAGGACTGGAACCCGCGCGTCTCGGTCGCCTGGGAGGTGCCGGAGTGGCAGCGTGGGGACAGACCGCAGACGCTGGCATTCTGGTTCAGCCCGTACTGAGGAGGTGGTGACCGGTGCGGATCTACCTCGGCCCCTATGAAGGGGAGCACCCAGACAACCTGAACCTCAACGAGCCGCCGACAATACAGGTACAAGGGAACACGCTCCAGGTGCGGGCGTTCGATTGGCAGAGACGGCAACGGCAAATCGCGTTCACCGTGGTCATCACAGGCGACCACGACACGATTACCGATAAAGTCGTGGCGCTGGAGCGCTTCGCACGCTGGGCGCAGCAGTGGTTCGAACCAGCCGCCCACCATGCACCGTTAGTGTTCTCGGTCGAGGTACAAGGGCGCTGGGTGTACTGGGACGTGCGGGAGGCCACCGTCACCTACGAAGACTGGCACCCTGGGATCGGGGTGGTGCGCTGCCGAGTGGAACTCGTCGTAGCTCCCTGGGCTCGCGGCCAGCGCCAAGTCGTGCTCAGCGCGACCAGCGTCGGTGCGGTCGCCGAGCTGAGTGTCCCCGGCGTGCCAGGGGAGGCACCGGGGCTGGCCATCGTGCGTTTTACGGACACGTCGACGAGCGGAGTGGTGACAGGGCGCCTGCGGATCGGCCGAACCTCTCCCGGCATGCAGGGGACGCTAGTCATCGACGCATCAGCGGCGAGTGGGGCGAGCACGATCAGCGACACGACTGCTCTCGGCGGGAGTTTCGCCAGGCGGTCACTGGCGAACGCTTGGACAGCGGTGGCGCTGGTCACACCTGGCAACCCGGCGCCGCGCGGCATGTTCGATGTTTGGGTGCGGGCACGCGACCAGTCGGGTGCGCTGCCTGCTCCGGACGGTCTTGTGGCGAATCCGGCGCCGACCGGGATGGTGCGACAGTTCGCTACAGGGAACTTCACGGCGAACCAGGCACTCACGGTAAACCTGGAGAATCTGCCGTTGATCGGCTCCACCCTCATCGCTGTTTTCCGCTGCACGGGTGCCTCCGGGCCGGAGCCGGGCGGAATCGCTGGCTGGACTCTTGCGCACTCGGATACGACCAGCAGCGGACACCTGTACATTTACTTCTGCCAGGTGACACCACAGACGCAACGACGTTCATGGACATTCTCACTGAGTAACATGAGCCTGACTGGGAACGTGACCCTCATCGAGGTGACGTCGCTCCTCTCGTCGCCTGTTGGAGTTCGCCAGCAGTACACACAGACTGGGACTACGGGGAGCACGCCCTCTCCCACACAGAGCCAGCGACAACTGCACGAGTTCTATCTATCTACCATGTTTCTCGCAAGCGGGAACGCGACGATGTACCTCAACTCGAACGGGCCGTTCCAGCTGGTCACCTACAACCAGCCTTCCACCACGGGTATGATTCGGATCGACGTGTTGACGAAAACAGCGTCCCAAGCCTCTGTCAACAACAACTATTGGTGGCAGACTACCACTAGTGCCACTTATAACTTCGCGATCAACCAGGTCCAGTTTTTGGCTAGTCCTCCCTCTATCGCTGGCACGATCCCGCCACAGACGATGATGTTCTCGGTCGTGGCCAGGAATGCAAGCGCGGCCAGCGCGCCGAGCCGGTTGGTGGCGGTTACCCTCGAGACCGGAGGGGCGGTGCAACTCAGCTGGCAGCCGGTTTCTGGAGCCACAACGTATGACCTGTACTATTGGTCGGGACGAACGGCCACGTGGCGCGTGGTGAACGTGACGACGACAAATTACGTCCTCACTAGTGACACGGTGGGCACGGAGGTCGGACAGACGTTCGCGCAGGGTGGCACCGAGGTGCGCGGCGTTGCAGTCGTGGGGCAGCAGGACCTCGTTGCGGGTCCGAGCGCGCTGGTCGTCGGCGGGGGGTGGCGTTGGCTGCACTTGGGGACATTTCCGCTTCCACCTCACGAGCGCGGGGTCGACACCGCGATGTCCTGGCAGCTTCGCATCGAAGGACGCTCGCCAGCCGGCGCGACGCTCGATATCGACTGCGTCGCGCTGCTCGACCACCTGGGCGCGCAGGTGGACGCGTACGCAGTGAGTGCACCGCCGACAGGAGCAATGTGGGTTCTCGAGCCGACCACCCACGAGAGAACGATGGGTGTACTGCGCAACGGGTCGAACATAGTGGGAGCAGCCCAGGTATCTGGGCTACTCACCCTCGAGCCAGGCGAGAACAAGCTCGTCGTGCTGCTCGAGACAAACAGTGGCGATGTGCCCGGATTCAACAATCCCAATGGTCAGCTGGAGATCGAGGTAATACCACGGTACAGCCTGCACCGGGGAGCGTGACATGGTACAGCCGCCTTTGTCGGTCAGAGTCTACACCCCGTTACCGGGCCGGCGACCCCTGGTGAGCTTCACGGTCGAGCTGGAAGATGAACAGGTCGAATTCACGACCCGGCGTAACATGGGCTTCGATACGCTGCGCGTGACCTTCTCGCGAGACCTACAGCGTCGTCGGGCGTATGAGAGGTCTGGTCTTGCGCGCGTCATCGCTGGGGTTCGAGGGCGTGAGCACGTCGAGGTATGGGCTGGGCGAGTGGTGTGGGAAGGGCAGCTCGTAGCGGTGGAGCGGGATAGTGGCCAGCCGTCCGCGATCGAGGCCCGCGGCTACCATGCGGCGCTGCAGGAGGTGCTGTTCCGGACCGGGGCTGAGACTGATGCGGTGTTGCCCGCTCGGGATATCGTGTTCATGGCAGCCAGGCACCTACCCTGGCTTACGGCCCACCCGAATGACGTACCTGGGCCACTCGCTACCTACCCCATCAAGGATTTCCACGAACTTCCGGTCGGGGACGTGATCGAGCGATTGGTGCGGCAGGGGGACGGCGACGGTGTCGCATGGTCGCTGTATGTCTACGAGGGACCGCGCCTCGCGGTGCGGCGCGAGACGGAACCGGAGCAACCAACCTACATTGCCCTGGAGTACCAAGAGAAAATCATGTTTGAGCCCATGATCACGCGCGTCAGTGTGCAGTACGAGGTTGAAGGCAGCGCGGTGCAGTCGCCGAGCGGACGGTCGATCCTACGCACACCGGTGCTAATCAATCATGCGCAAGAAGCGGATACGGGGCGGCCTATCGAGCGGATTGTCCAGGCGGGGAAAATCAGCCGGATTTCGGCAGCACGCTATGCGGCGTACCTGCTCGAGCATCACGCTGCACCCACCTACACTGCACGTGTCTCCGGGGAGTCTCTCCTGGGATACGGCGGCGTGCCCATCGTTCCCCATCTCGTGCGGTCGGGCGAGTGGGTGCGTGTGGGGAGTGAGACGTATGTCATTGCGCGCACAACGTACCGCCACGGCAAGGTTGAGGTAGAGCTGGCCAGCCCCTGGCCGACCGAAACCGAGGCGTTCCGCGTACTTGTCGAGTCTGTGAACCGGTTGCAGAGACGCCAGCTACCCTTGGCTGGAGGCCGCTGGTGACGAGCGACCGGTTCTGCTAGTTTTGCGCGTAACCTCGTTATCCGCGAGATCGAGATAGAGCGCGTCGCCGTGCTGTGCGATGCGGACGTGGACCTCGTGCGTCGGTCCGGCGAAGAGTGCACGACCAGCCAGCACGTCGATCGCATCGGCGACCGCCTGGTGATGCGCCAGTTCGCCGTGCGCTTCGTAAAACACGCGCTGCAGCCAGGTGCGGAACGCGCGCGCGGCGAGTGGCCAGTGTTCGTGGTGACCAGCGACCGCGATCGTTCCCCACGGTTCGCCGTCCGGCGTATGCCAGAGCGCGACGCCGTGTGCGTCGGCGAGTGCCACCAACCGTGCCGCTTGCGACTGCCGTTGGCGTCGCTGCGCACCAGTCTCGTCCGGTGCCGGTCCGGCAGTCGCCGTGGTCGCCGTCGTTGCCGGTCCGCCGGCCGGTCCGTCAGCTGGTGCGTCCGCCATCTCGTCCGGTCCGTCCCGTTGCGCCAGGAGTCTCCCGTCGGGATCGCGCGGAACGAAGTGTCCGCGGATGCAGTGCGCACCATCCGGTCCGATCGCGGTAAGTTCGCCGCCACAGGTCGGACACGCGAGTGGCGCACGCCGCTTCATGGTCGTCCCCCTCGGCGTGCTTCCCGACGCCGCGTCAGTTCGTCTCGGACCGCGTGCAGCCGTTGTGCGAACCATGGTCGGTCCCACACCCGCTGACCTGCCTCGGTTTCGAGGAACGCGCTGAGGATTCGTGCCTCGCGCCGCAGACGCCAGTCCGGCAGTGCGGCGAAATCACGGTGATCGCGTCGTAACCAGCCGTCTTCTCGTGCTGACGGCGGCGATCGGTCGGGACGATCGCCGCCGTCGTCTGTACGGCACCGTGCGCGACCGGCTACCGACCGTTCTCGTCCGCGTGCGTACCGTGCTGGCCGGCACGCTGCGCGAGGAACCGGTCGATCTCGGACGCGGGAACGCGCCAGCCGGCACGGTCACTGAGATGCACGCCGTGCAGCTGACCGGAGCGCAGCCAGCGTCGGATCGTCTCTGGACTAACCTTCAGTCGCTGAGCGATTTCGGATACCGTCAGCATCGTCGCCACCTCCTGCTGGCAAGCCATCGCATGTCCTCCTTCCTTCCGTCGCTGATTGTAGCAGAAAGCGGGAGTCTCGTGCACGACGTGCTTGACAAGCGCAGCATGATGTAGTAGCATGTAGCTGTAAGGAGTAGTGACGCGAAGGAGGACGGACATGGTGACGGCAGCGGAAGCACGGATGATCGCCGAGCGGTATCAGAAGGCGCAGGAACTGGTCGCGCAGGGTCGCGTCTTCGAGGTTCACGGTCAGCCTGGTCTCTACGCCGTCGTCAACGGCGCAGGCAAGGCGTACCTGGTCAATGTCGATACGCCACGCTGCAGCTGTCCAGACTTCACGTACCGCACCAGCAAGCGGGACCTGCCGTGCAAGCACGTTTTGGCTGCGATGCTCTTCGCCGAGCGCAACGGCAACGGTGGCGACGACGGGAGCGGTGGCGGCAAGACACGCCGCCGCTACCGCTGCGAACGTGGCCATGAGATCGAGACCGACGAGGACCGCACCGGCACGCGCTGCAGCCTCTGCACGATGCAGGGACGGGTCGGTCACCTCGAACCGGTCGCGGAACCGGATCGCTGCCCGGATTGCGGGAGCGTGCTGGATCCGGACGGCGTCTGCTGGACCTGCCACGACGCACTGGCGTACGCCGAACTGGTGGACGACGAGGCGTGAGTGCGGAAGGAGCGTGCGATGCGCCGTGCACGACCGCCACCGGACGCACCTGCACGATCAGCCGGTCCGTGTCGCGTAGTGGGAAAGGAGTCGTACCATGCCACGACCGACGAGTTTCTACACCGACTAGTCGTCTATTTACAGCGTCAAGACGCTGTGCTACGTTAGTCGCTAGAAGGGAGGTGTCAGACGTGAGGATGATGACGACGACGACCCATCGCCGTCCGAATGGCTCAGCACGTCGAACCATCGCGGCGCATGTTGACGGAGATGCTGTGGCGAAACTGGATCTGCTGGTCGAGCGAGGCGTGTTTGTGAATCGCAGTCATGCGATCGATGCGGCTGTCGCGCTCCTGTTGCGAGAGTATGCGGATCTTCTCGGGAAGGAGGTGTGCAACGCAGACGAGCTCCCAGTCGGTCAGGGATTCGGACATGCGGGCCGCTCCTCCTAGCATGCCATACGTTCGCGATCTCATCCCGCCGGATCTGGCGGATTCCTCTGGCTGGCGGTGGCTGTGGGACCGGCTACTCAGGCCGGTCCCGGATACCGCGTGTGAGGACCAGACAGCAGAGCACCGGACGGATGCCGCGACCACCCGCCCGGTGCGAAGAGAAAAGAGAGAAAAGGAGTACTGAGATGGTGTCCGTACACCAGTCTATCATACAGCGTGCCATGCAACCAGACTTCCGTTCCGCGGCGTGGCGCCGGGCGCTCGCACGCGCGCTCGACTCGTACCCGCCGCATGCCGAACTCGACTGGGGCGGTGAGCACCTCGTGTTCGTGCGCTGGCACGGCGAGCCGTACGCGAGCCCGTTGCTCGTCGCCTGCATCGGCTCCTGTGGCTCGCGTGAGGCGTGGCACTGCGTTGACTGGCGCGCTGACGGCCTCACGTGCGACTGCCCGGCGCGCTACCCCTGCCGGCACCGGGCCCGGGCATGGGCGGAGTGGGACGGATCCTGGCAGCGGCTGAAGCGGTGGCAGAGCCAGTTCGGTGCCGCCGCAGCGGTCGCGGGGATCGTCTGGTTCGAGACGCGCGACGTCGAGGCATGCCTCGTGTGTCCGGTGGAGACGGTCCGGGTCATCCGAAACGACGACGGTCAGGTCGTCGCCTGGATCGGGCACCACCCGATCCGCCCTTCCGGTCGCTTCTCGAGCGGGTTCGAGTTCGGGTACCGCGGGTCGGGACCGAACGAGTTGGCGTACTGCATCCTCGCGCACTACTACGGCCCCGCGCTCGCCGAGGAGCGTCGCTCGTACCTCGTCGACTACCTCGAGCGCGTGCCGATCGAGACACGCGAGTTCCTCGTCCCGGCTGAGGCCATCCGTGGCGCTGCGCATGGTGAGGAGGTGTGACATGGCGCGCTTCGTCCGTCTCCGCACTGCCATCGTCAACCTCGACACGGTCGCTGTGATCAGACCGCTTGCGGCGGATGCAGTGACCCTGGTCACGACGCTCGGCTATACGGAGCACCTGGAGGGGGAGGACGCGATCGACTTCCTTGCACTCGTGTTCCGGGAGGCTGTGGCACCTGTCACGACGGTGGATCAGGAACAGCTCGTGCATGCGTGGCTGGGCCTGAACGCGCCAGTCTATGAGATCGCACAGAACGAGGACGAGGAGGGCTGAGATGCCGACCTATCTCGAACAAATCAGAGCTGCGCGTCTCTGGCATGAACATGTGCTCGACGTGCTCGCAAGGGCGGAGCAGTCCCTGCGCGCTGCACAGGAGTCTTGGCGCTTGCTGCCCCATGACGTGGAGGAACTCGATCTCTGGTGCCGGGAAATCGAGGCCACGTGCCTCGAGTGCCTTTCCTTGATCCACGAGGTGCGCTCCGCCTGGCGTGCACACTCCTCCTCTCCTCTTCCCCACCCGACCCAGGGGGGAAGCCTCGTCGCTTCCCCCCTTCCCCCGAACTCCTTGGAGGTGACCTGATGGACGAGTTGCTCTATCACGACCTCCTGGCCCACGCACGCCGGGCTGGTTGGCGGCTCGGCGTGGACCCAGAGGACATCGTCCACCAGGTCTACCTCCGTGTCCTCGAGAGCGGGCGGGAACCCTCGCCCGCTCTCCTGCACCGTGCCGTGAATTCCGTCGTCGCCGACCTGCGTCGCACGACGTTCCGCCGCGCGCCCGCGCTACCCCTCACGGCGTGGGCTGCGGACGAGCGCGCGGAGGTCGAGGAGCAGGCCGTGATCGAGCTCACTGCCGAAGAGGTCCTGCGGGCGCTCGGCGACCTCGCGCCGGCAGCGATCGCGCTCGCGGTCGGGGTGCCCCTGAACGAGGTCGCCAGGATGCAGCGACGCTCGAAGGCGACGTGGTGGCGAACCGCCATGCGCATACGGGAGGCCTACCGATGAAGCTGGCCTCTACTCGTCAGAGGAACGGAGCGGCACGACTCGTCGAGTACGGGTTCGTGCCCTGGTGGGAGGTCACGGAGATCCGGCGCCGGGTCCTCCTACACAGCAACCGTAGCCAGGCCCAACCGTTCGGGCGAGCGGCTGTCCGGGACGGTTGTGGGGTGCTCTGGATTGCCGCCAGTGCGGCAGTTTGCCTCGCGGCCATCGTCGCGGTCCTGGTGTCGAAAGGAGTGGCGTCATGATCGAGGCACAGTACGACGTTCTCGAAAAGGTCATCGTGCACGGCGACCTCTCGAAACTGTCCCCCGCGGAGCGTGTCACCTACTATGCTCGGGTCTGCGAGTCCCTGGGGCTCAATCCCCTCACGCGCCCGTTCGACTACATCGTCTTGAACGGGAAACTCACCCTCTACGCGAACCGGTCCGCAGCCGACCAGCTGCGCAAGGTCCATGGCATCTCGACGGAGATCGTGTCGCAACAGCAGGTCGGTGACCTCTACGTCGTGCACGTGCGCGCGCGCGACCGCGAGGGTCGCGTGGACGAGGATCTCGGCGTGGTCTCCATCAAGGGCCTCGCGGGTGAGGCTCTCGCGAACGCGATCCTGAAAGCGATCACGAAGGCCAAGCGCAGGGTCACGCTCTCTCTCGCCGGCCTCGGCTGGCTCGACGAAACCGAGGTCGACTCGATCCCGACGGCAGAGCCGGTCGCGTTGGAGCCAGGACCAGCGAACCAACAGGAACAGCCGACCCAAGGCCGGAAGCCGGTGATGGATCGGGGGCTCGCCATCCTCAGGCGGATGAGGAAGCGTGAGCGCGAGCAGGGCGTCCCGGTCGGCGAACAGCTCGAGTGGTTGGCCGACCAGGGCTGGCTCGGTGTCTACGTCGCGGAACGGATCAAACAGGGCGTGGCGTCGGACGAAGAGATCGCGGCCGCGCTGGCGACCCTCGACGATGACACGCTACGGGCGTTGGGGGCCTTCTGCGACCAACAGGCAGCGCTGCGGGCGCCAGGGAGCTGAGGAGGCAGAGATGGAGCGGAACCTCGCGCGGCGGATCGAACGACTGGCGAACGTGGACGAGCGGGTGCTCGCGTCCAAGCTCGCCGAGAGTGTCGCAGCCATCGAACGCGCCTGCAGCTCGGCACGAGACGACAGGGACTGGTCGAAGGCATTGCTCGTTTATGCGCTCCTAGGACGCTTCTCCCTGCTCAACATGCAGGCGCTCTTTGGCGAGCGCTCGCAGGCGTTTCGCAGGTTGCGGCGCGATCTTGCACGACGCGTCGTCGCGGCACTGAGGGGGGAGTAGGGTGGGCGAGCGGTCGTTTGCTGAACTCTTGCGATGGTATCGCGAACGGACGGGAGTCTCGCAGGCTCGTCTTGCGCGACTGGTTCGGGTCGACCACAGTTATGTGAGTCGGCTCGAGCGCGGGGAGCGTCGCCCAAGTCGCGACCTCATATTGCGCATAGCTGATGCGTTGTCGCTCCCTGCTGCGGATACGAGCGCCCTTTTGGCCAGTGCTGGTTTCACACCATCGGTGCTGGATCCCGAACTCGAGGCTCTGGCATCGCTACTCGCTGACCAGAGGATTCCTGAGGAGGTGCGCTGCGGGCTCAGGCAGGTCGTTCGATCGGTCGCCGTGCTCGCGCAGCGAGCCGCCACGCCTTTCAGGGGGGTCGACGGTGCGTGCTCGTAACCTCAAACCAGGTTTCTTCAAAAACGAGCAACTCGCGGAACTGCCACCGCTGACGCGCATTCTCTTTCAGGGACTCTGGTGTCTCGCTGACCGGCGCGGCCGTCTCGAAGACCGGCCGAAACGGATCAAAGCCGAGGTGCTCCCCTACGACGACTGGGACGTCGACCGTGCACTCGATGACCTCGCGCGCGCGGGATTCATCGTCCGCTACGAGATCGATGGGACGCGTTACATCCAGGTCGTCAACTTCGAGCGGCACCAGTCTCCACACGTACGAGAACCGGAGAGCACGATCCCGCCACCGCCGGATACAGGAGCGGCAGCAGACACACCAGAGCCCAGTACTACGGCAGCACCAGACGAGCACGGTGCTGGCCCGGTGCCGAAACCAGATGAGCACGAGGCCAGCCCATCTGATTCCGGATTCCTGACTCCTGACTCCGGACTGCGGACTGCGGATACACACAGCGGGCGCGCTCGCGCGGAGGCGCGCGAGCGCCGTCGTGTGTCGTCGTCGCTCGATCCGCCGGATTTCGACGCTGTGGTCGAGGCTTGGAACCGGATCTGCGCTGGCGACGGGCCAGGCCCGGCACTCGCCGAGGTACTGGGCGTAACTAAGCAACGTCGGCAGCGGTTCGCGCTGCGCTGCCGCGAACTCGCCAGGTCACTGCCGGACGGTGACCGGGTCTACGAACTGGCCTGGTGGGAGCGGTTGTTCGAGCGCGTGCGGGCGTCGCCGTTCCTGCGGGGCGAGGGGGACTCGGGCTGGCAGGCGACGCTGGACTGGCTGCTCGAGTCAAGCGAGCACGTTGTGCGGGTCCTCGAGGGGGCATATGGCGCACGGGGAAGCCCGTACCGAGCTCGGGCGCGGGCCAGCCCGAACGGCACTGTGACGCCGGACCGACTCGCGGAGCTCCAGCGCACGTTCACTGTCGACCTGGATCTCCCGCCGAGCGAGTTGCTCCGCCGCGAGCGGGAGGCCATACGGGCACGGAAGCAGGCTGGTGCGTGATGGGCGAGATCGTGCTCGAACTGCCACTGCCACCGTCCGCGAACCACCGCTACGTCCGGCGGCGAGACGGGCGCGTCGCTCTCACGCACGAGGCGCGGTCCTACGATGTCGTCGTGTACGCAGCGCTCGGAGCGCGGAGGCCGCGCGTGCCCAAGCAGGTGCCGCTCACGCTCGAGGTCGAGGTCGTGGTCGACCATCGACGGCGTCGCGACCTCGACAACGTGCTCAAGCAGCTCGTGGACAGCCTCTGTCGCTGCCTCGGCGTCGATGATGCCTGGGTCGACGAGATCGTGGCCCGGAAACGGGTCGTGCCGGGTGACGAGCCGAGGTTGATCGTGGTGGTGCGGTATACTGTCGCCGGAACAGGTCAGCGTTCCGGCGCAAAGCCGTATCGTGAGAGCGAGGCGGCTTTTGCTGTTCCGGGGGACGAATGACGCGGCTCCAGTGCCCAGACTGCGCAGCGACGCTCGCTGAGTACGCGAGAGGGTCGATCGTCGTCAAGCACCGACAGCGCCTGATCGTCATGACGGTCGAAGGTGTCGCAGCGATCCAGTGCTGGCGGTGTGGAGCGGTGCTCGACGGCGGGCGGGTGCGAGACATGCTGCGACACATGGAGGCGCAACATGGCGCGGAAAAGCCCGCAACGTGAGGAGCGGTTGACCAGGGTCGCCGAGATGATGCTCGCCAGACCTGGGATCTCCGCAGCACAGATCGCGCGGGAACTCGGTGTCCACAGGGCCACGGCCTGGCGCGACGTCCAGGAGGTGCGGCGCCAGTGGGCGGAGCGTCGCCTGCAGGCCTACGAGTCTCGTCTCCTCGATGACCTCGCTCGCACCGACCGCGCGATCGAGGCGCTCTGGCCAGCAATCGAAGCTGGGAAGGGTTGGGCGATCGACCGGCTCTGCTCGCTCATCGCGACGCGCATGAAGCTTCTCGGCCTCGACACGGTGAAGCACGAGATTGACATCGGCGAGCTCTTGTCCCAGTACCTGGCACGGCGTGAGGGCGACGGGGATGGTGACGCTGCTCCGTGACCGCACTGTCGAGATCCTCGCCGAGGCGGCCCGCGACGCGCGGGAGCCGCTCCGCTTCTGTCGCCGCTGGCTCGGCTGGGAGCCCCACGATGGGCAGCGGCGCTGGCTCACCGCTCCTTCCCGCGCGACACACGTGCTCGTCACCGGTCGCCGCTGGGGGAAATCCGAGGTCGCAGCAGTGCAGGCGCTCTGGTACGCGCTCACGCACCCGAGGACGCGCCAAGGGATCGTTTCCGTCACGCTCGACCAGGCGCGTCTCTCGTTCGACATCGTGACCATGCTCGCCGAGCGCGAGCCGCTCGTCCGCGCGCTCGTCCGTGACCTCCGCATGACCCCGTTCCCGACGATCCGCTTCAAGACCGGCTCGGAGATCACGGTGCGCACCACCGCCCGTGACGGGATTTACCTCCGCGGGCACAAGTTCCACCGCGTGGTCGTTGACGAGGCCGACTACCTGCCCGAGCGAATCATCGACGAGGTGATCCGCATGACGCTGGCCGATTACGGCGGCCAGCTCGTCCTCATCTCGACGCCGCGCGCTCGCCGGGGGCTCGTCTATGGCGAACTCCGGCGCGGCCTCGCTGGCGACGAGCGTGTCTACGCGCAGCAGGGGCCGACCTGGGAGAACCCGAACGTCGACCACGACTACATCCGTGCGCTCCGCGACCGCATGACGGAGGCGGCCTGGCAGCGCGAGGTGGAAGGGCAGTACGTCGACGACGATGCCGCGGTGTTCCGGTGGGACGACATCCGCGCCGCCTACGAAGCGGCGACGTGGGAGCTCCCCGAGCCGCCGAAGCCCGGTCGTCGCTACGTACAAGGCGTCGACCTGGCGCGCGACGTCGACTGGACAGTGCATGTCGTCCTCGATGCGACGACGCGGCCGTACCGCCTGGTTCACTACGAGCGCTACCAGCGCACGCCCTACCCGGTCGTCGCGGCCCGCATCCGCGAACTGCACGAGCGCTACCAGTGCCACGAGACGCTCGTGGATGCGACCGGCGTGGGTGCGGCGGTGCTCGACGAGATCGGCGATGTCGCGCGCGGCTTCACCTTCACCGCGCGCTCGAAGCGCGATGCGCTCGTGAACTTGCAGCTCGCGCTCGAGAAACGCCAGTTCCAGTTCCCGTTCGTCCGCGAGCTGGTCGAAGAACTCTCCGGCTATGCGTGGGACGACGCGAAGCTCGTGACCGACTCGGTCATGGCGCTCGCGCTCGCGTTCCACGCGGCCGCGGGTGAGACACGTGTGGAATTCGCACCGAGCATCTGGGGGTGAGGCGTGACAGTCACCGCAGACACTGTCGTCGTGGGCGTCCTCCCACGCATCTCACCGGAGCGGTTCGAGCGGATCCTCGTCGATGCGGGCTCGCCTGCGGCGCCCGAGGCGCGTGCGTCCTGGCAGGCGGTCGCGGCGGAGGGGGTCGACCCCCTCTTCGCGCTGGCAGTCTTCAACCACGAGTCGCGCTTCGGCACGGTGGGGCTAGTGCCGGCGCACGACCTCAAGAACCCCGGCGCCACGCGGACGAGCCGCACCGGGGTCGGCGAACCGGTCGCGGTAACGGGTCGCGGCCAGTTCTGGCGCTACCCGAGCTGGACGGAGGGGTTCCGAGACCTGGCCCGGCGGCTGGTCGATCCGACGTTCGTGTACCGGCAGCGGCGCGCGTGGACGATCGGTGAGATCGTGCCGATCTGGGCGCCAGCGGCCGACGGGAACGTACCCTCAGCTTACATCGCTTCCGTCGTCACGTTCATGAACGCACACGCGGAACCGGAACTTCCCGGTGTGGCATATCGGATCGCCTGGATCCCGGACGGCCGTCAGAACCGGTCTGGGTATCCCATGCGGCCGCAGTTCGTCACGATCCACGAGACGGCGAACGAAAACCCGGGAGCCAATGCCGAGGCGCACCGGCGCTTCGTCCACGCCGGCGGCGGGCCGGAGGGGGTGAGTTTCCACTTCGTGGTCGACGACCGCGAGGTGGTGCAGCTGCTTCCCACGCTCGAGAACGGCTGGCATGCCGGGGACGGACCGAACGGCACGGGGAACCGTGCCTCGATCGGTATCGAGCTCTGCATCAACAGCGACGGTGACTGGGAGCGGACACAAGCGAACGGCGCTCTGCTCACAGCTGCGATCGTGCGTGCGTTCGGGCTGTCACTCAATGCGGTCGTCCCGCACCAGCACTGGTCGGGGAAGTTTTGCCCACGGCGCATCCTGACGCAGGGGTTCCAGTCGTACCGCGAGCGCGTGCGAGCAGCGCTCGAAGGGAGGGACACGATGAGCGACGTCGTCAAGGTCGGCCCGTTCGGCCGTCACGTTGGCCACGGGTTCCTGGCGTTGTGGCGGCAGCTGGAGCAGGTCGATACCACCATCCCGCTCCGCGTGCTCGGCTGGCCGCTGACCGAGGAGTTCGACCTCGACGGATCGGTGTACCAGGTCTTCGAGCGAGCGGTGCTCAAGTGGTCGCACGGAGAGCCTGCTCCCTGGGACGTGCACGTGGCGCTCTTCGAAGACGCTGTCCGTGCCCGCGTTGCCGCCAAGACGCGCGGGCTCATGCCCTGAGGAGGAGAGCGATGGCTGTCTGGCCGTACCCACACCCGGTCGATCTGGGACTCGCCGAAGCGCTCGCGGCGCAGGAGATCGCGCATGCCGCTGCCATCGCCCGCCGCTGGGAGTACTACTACGGCAGGCACCCGGCGCAGCTCCGTGCCCGACCCGGCCAGCCGGACGACAACGTCATCGTCAACCTCTGCCGTGCTGTCGTCGACAAGGGGGTCTCGTTCCTCTTCGGCCAAGACGTGCGCTTCGAGCTCGTCGAAGGGGAGACGACCGAGGCCGAGGCCTGGCTCGATGCCTGTTGGGCGGCCAACCGCAAGCTCACGCTCCTGCAGAAGCTCGCCCTGTCCGGTGCCATCGCGGGCCACGCCCTCGTGAAGATCGTCGTCGAGCCCTCGCTGCCCTATCCGCGTCTCGTCGTGCTCGACCCCGCGACGGTGACGGTGTCGGTCGCTCCCGACGACCACGAACGGGTGCTCTCGTACCGGATCCAGTTCCCAACTGTCGACCCGGAGACGAGCCGCGCGGTCGTCCTCCGCCAGACGATCGAGCCCGACGGGGCCAGCTGGGTCATCCACGACGAGAAGGCGTACTCCGGGGGGAAGTGGCAGACGGTCGGCGAGGTGGTCTGGCCCTACCCGTTCCCGCCGATCGTCGATTG